TTAATCTTCTTCTGGCACATCATCAATAAATATTGGTGCAGTAACTTCTATCTCATGCTTATCAGTCCACATGCGATAACGTTTGCCTAATAATTCTGCTGCTTTTATTCTGTCTTTGGCACTAGGCTGTATTGTTTGGATTTCTTGCATACCCTCGCCCACATATACTAGTATCTCTTCTTTTTCTTCGGCTCTAAGCACTCGTGTTAAGTAACGCATGATCTCATCAGCTTCTGCTATGCTTTCTTTTTGAATAATTTCTAAATTATCATCTATATATTGATTTATACTCACATTTTCCAACAATTTTATCGCATTACCTCTTGCATAACTTACACTATAACCCGCATTTACCGCCGATTGATAGGCGTTTCCAGTTCGAATATACTCATCTGCAAATTGCTTTTGTTTTAACGTTAATGACTTCATTTTATCCCTCCTAACAAATTATCGCCTACTTTATTAATCTTGTTAAATAACGCATAACTCCGTATTTCTCGGTCATATTATCATTCTTTATTTCTTCTAAACGCTCATGTATATAGGATTTCACACTAATATTTTCCAATAATTTTAAAGCATTATCTCTTGCGTATACTTCACTATATCCCACTTTTATAGCTGAATAATAAGGATTACCCGTTTCTATATACTCCTCTGCAAAGCGTCTTTGTTTGGTTGTTAATTTTTTCATGTAATACCTCGATAAACTATAAAATAAGCCCACTATAAAAGTAGGCTACATTGATTAAATATAAAATGGTTTATGGCTATTGACAGTACCCATGTATTCAGTTGGTTGAATATTATTTTCTCGTATCAATCTGTCTATATAATGGCTTAAATTACGTTGTTTCAGTAGATAACTATTGTTATATTCTTCTAGTTTCTGTTCTGCTTGTTTTAGTTCTTCTTTGAGCTTGTTATAGTGTTTTAAATCATCATAGTAAATATCAATATATTCATCACTTAATTTATCGGCTTCTTCTTGCATACTGCTACAATTTTTAATAATAACTTGTTTCAGTGATTGCTTCATAACGCTTAAACGTTTTACTTTTGCTTTATGTGTCGTTTCTTGTTTATCAATTTTAGTATATAGCTTATCAGCTTTTTCAACTTGGCCACTTACTACTAATTCTTGATAGTCTTTATTAAGTTGATCAATCTTTTCTTTTTCGTTATTTACTTCTTGCTCTAATGCTTGTATATCCTTTTGATAGCTTTCAATATTCTTTTTATGCACTTCAATTTGTTTTAATGTTTTCACGGGTAGCCCTCCTATTTAAATAATTCAACATGCTTCGCTATTTCTTCTTGTCGTTGGTTAGTGTCTTTAATACTCATGATTTGTTGGCGTTTCTCATGCTTTTCTAAACTACTTAATTCTTTCTTTTGTTCTTGTGATTGTGCTTTTTCTTTTGCTTGGCGTTCACTATAACTATATAAAGCTAATCTTTGTGATTCTGATAATTCTAATGCTTCACTTAATTTATTCATTTCATCATTGTTCATATCGTTTTAACCTCTTTTCGATTGGATTATTTATTAATGTTCTCGCTATTGCTTTTAAATGATTATAGGCTTGTTTTCTTTGTTTCAATGGCAAGCGATAGAGTGCTGCGTCAGTTAATATTTTGAGATTGTAACTATCGATATTAAACTCATGACGATCTAACACATAAGATAAGAGTTCATCATTGTTCATCTGTTGAATTAAGTCAATGAATATCCCCATATCTGTATTTCGTTCTGCTTCATGTTCTTTAATTAATCGCAGCTCTTTCTCTTGATTGAGCGTTAGGCCATAACCATTATTAATCTTTTTCTTTTGTTGTCTCTTTCTTACTTCATCTTTATCCACTAAGTACGCATTAAATGACTTTTTATTATGTTCTTCTTGTCTTTTCTCTCTTTCAGCTTGGACATAGTTATATAAATCAATTTTAAAGCGTCTCACAAGCTCATTATCACGCACCTTTGCATGTTTGATATAATTCATCAAAAGTGTTCGTTCTTCGTCTGTATAGGTGTCTAAAACAACGTATAAGTGATATAAGTTTCTATTACTCTTTTTCAGATAAGATTCTAGCTTTTCTTTTTCTTCGATAATCTGAATAGCTAGATGTTCGATATTCACACTTTCATAATAGAGAATTCCTGTAATGTTATCGCTAGCCATATGTGGCTTATTACGTTCATAGAGTGTTTCAATACCTTCCCTAATACTTTCTGCTTTCTTCTCAATAAACTTTGGATTATATAGCGTAAATAACGTATAATCACTAACCATTTCAATGTCTTCGGTGTCTGTCTCTGGTTGATACGCTTGTTTTAGACTTGCCATACTATGTGTTACTCCTTTCTGAGAAGCGGAACGGGTATAAAACCCGTTACCACTTATGCTTTAAAATCTTTTAATCTATAATCTGTACCATGCATTTTTATAATTTGTGTGTTTTTCATCAAACGACTAAATCTTTTTGCTTTATCGTCATTGTTAGAAAGTTCTAATGCTTCACGATTAGTTGTTATGATGTTGCTTTTACCTGTTCTCATGTCTGTGAGTGAAAATAGTTTTTCATTGCCATAATCATTTACTGTTGTGCCGTAATCATCTATCACAAGTAAATCTACATCTCTAATCATTTGATCTAATTCTTTTTCAGTCATTGCTACATTCTTGTTGTAGGTATTTCGATAAGCTTTCACTAATTCAGTAACATCTAAGAATAAAGCTGTATAGCCTTTCTTTTTGACTTCTCTTACAACCGACATAGCTAAATGACTTTTGCCTATGCCATAACTTCCCTGTAAAAGTAGCGACTTTGGTTTATCTGGTTTAAAGTTAGCTACATACTTTTGTAGAATCTGCTTAGTTTCTAATAAGTTTTTATTAGTTGGTTTATAATTATCAAATTCAGCTTTTAATAAGTCATCATTCATCATGGATTGCTTAAATACTTTTTCAATATTCAAGCGTTTTTGATTTGCTTTGTGTTGGCTTCTGCTTTGTTTTCCTTTCTCAATGGATTCACACTCGCACCCGTTTCTGATTATTTGAATTGTACCGTCTGACTTTCTGAATTTATGATAACTATATATGTTTTTGCATTTATCACATTTAAGGTTATATTGTTCTTCAATCAATTCACTACGCATTTTGCTTTTTAAATCAATATCATTAATACTTTTCAAGCATCTTCCCTCCTAAAATAAATCAGCGTATTGAGAGTTATCGAATGTTTTTGTAGATTCCGTTTTATTCTTACTTGTTTCACGTTGTTTTCTACGTGCTTCTATATCGTCAATAGACTTAATACCGTCTTGATACCAACTTTTAAGAATACTGTTAGCATAACTCCACTTACATACATTGTTTGTTGCTGCTTCTTTTAATGCTTCTATAACGATATTCTCATTACCGTTGAAGTCATCTATCCATGCATTAATTTGATCAATAACGAATGGTTGAAGTATTCCAAATCCATTTTCTTGGTAAAAGTTGAATACATTACTATATGAATGTGACGGTGGCTGTTGTTTAGTAGTGCTTGCACTACTACTACTTGTATTATTTAATCTTGTAATATTATTACTTGTAATATTCTCTTGGAAGTTTGCTTCTATAGGTGTATGCACCATATTTTCTACACCCCTATGGAAATTATCTTCTATAGGTATAGAAGTATGCGTCATGGGGTACATTTTTCTTTTCTTTACTTCCTTACCATTTAATTCAAGTTCTATTTTCAAATAATTTAACTTTTTTAAGTTATTTATACGTGTTGATATAGTTCTTTTAGATACTTCATACAACTTAGCAAAGTAATTATTGCTTGCTGAACAATAACCATATTTATTACTTAATGCTGTTATTTCCGCATAAAGTATTTTCTCACTATCAGTTAATCGGTTATCATAACGGACACTTGCTGTTAATATTGCGTAATAACTCGGTTGTTCCAATCTTCTGCCCTCCTTTGCTGCTAATTTTTATCAATCTACAAAAAGCCTCTTTCAAATAATTGTGTTCGTAGTGTTTTAAAACGTTTGTAACTGATCATCAAATCATTGCATGTTTGCGTAGCACTCGGAATAAAGTTATCCCCTACATGTGCCATGTAATAGCAATACAATGCTTTAGCTTCGATACTTATATCTTTGCTAGACATAACACTTTGCGTAATGACGCCATAACCTTTAGAACACTTGATTTTATTAGTCATAAAATGCTATCCTTTCAGTAGTTTATTAATTTCTTAAATGATTTTTGTTGGCGTTATCTGTTTCTCCTTTGGCTGGCGTGAACAGATGACGCTTTTTCTATTTCTAACTTCATTTCATATTCTTTTCTTTGTGCTTCTATTAATCTTTCATACATAAGTTCAATAGCTTTTTGTTTATTGTTATCTTTCAATAATTCAATAGCTTCCTCATATGCTTTAGCTTCAAAAGAATATGAAGTATATAAAATCATATCTTTCACTTTGTTTACTTTTTTATGATCGTATTTCTTTTTAAATAATTTCATTATTTTGTTCCTCCTATTGCTCCATATTGAAGCGATTTATTTTGTTAGATACTTTCTACTTAAATTCTTTTACTGTCTTGTAAATGCTCTCTATATGCTTTATAGAGATATGAATGTTCTTCATCTCGAATATCAAATTTAAGTGCTGCAATCATACTTCCAAATAAGAAAAACACTAACGCATAATGTAATTCAGAATACATATTTAGAAATATAGTAATTACACAGATATAAGCGAGTTCATTCAGAAATCTAATCAATTTAAACACCACCTTAAAATTGAATTAATACTATCGTTCAATCACAAATTACTAACATGCGGGACTTAGATAATTTATTTTTTCTGTGATAGTAAAAATTCTTCAACTTCTTTGAGATCATAATAATAACTGCGCCCTTGCTTTCGTTTAGTAAGTCCTAAACGTTCCCACTCAGTAATATCACTATGTGTACATCTGTATAACTTTCTTAATTCTGTTTGTGTAGCCCATCTCTTCTGTTGTTGCTCTATCTTTCGCTGCGCTATCTGTTCAGCAAGTTTTAAGATACCATTTGCTAATTCTAAAGAAGCGGATTCACTTAGTATCGGTTGCTGTTCTGCCATGTTTAAGCCTCCTAAACTGTAATTTCTGTACTTTTACTGTAAAAAAATTTCCTTATCAACAATAATATTATTTTTTTTCATAAAATTAATAAACTTATTTATCTCTTTCACTTTAAAGTCCGATTTGCCATTTTCCTTAGAAGCATAGGAATTAGTTGACATACCAAGAATGTCAGCCATTTTCTTTTGAGTTAGTCCTAAGCTGCAACGATATCCTTTTACTTTGTTTTCCATTTAAACACTCCTTTCTGTAATTGCTGTAATTCAATAATACAAAATACTTTTATAAAATGCAAGTTTTTTTGTGTAATTTCTGTAATTAGTTTATAATATTTTTATGAAAGGAGAATTTATTGAAATGAAAAGTGCAAAAGAAGTAGGCCAAACTATTAAACTTATTAGAATTGGTAAAAAACTTAGTCAAAAAGACTTTAGTAAAAAAATAGAAACCACTGTATCAGCTTTAAGTAATTGGGAAAATGGTAGAAATTATCCTAAAGATGATTATCTAATTAATATAAGTAATATTTTTAATGTTCCATTAGACATTTTTAAATATTCAACTAAAGAAAGAGTGACAGAGATTGTAAATTCTCTTGAAAAAAGAGTGAACGAAAACGATAATTACAAAATTTTATACTCTCCTAAAGTTAAAAATGAAATTATTGAAAAAGCCACTTTAATTACTGATAAACAACAAGAAAATTATAATGGTTTACTTAATTTTTCAACTAAACAAGATATTTTGAATACATTAAATGACTTGATTATAGATGAAAATATCACCATTGGTTACAATTTTGAAAATGATAACGAAGTCTTTAGTTTCATAGATACTGAATTAAGGAATTTTACTTCTAAAAATATTAAATTGTTAATTTCTAAAAATGCTAACCATGATTTAGTAGCTAAAATAGAAAATGAATTGTACAATGCTATCGATAATATCGACAAATTAAGATAATCTTTCCACTCCTACTTACGAGTTCATACATACTATTTACACATTAATATAGCATTACATAGTCGTTTATATTTAAATTTAATTAAAGGAGAAAGATAGAATGTACTTCAATGATTGGAAAGTTACTATTAACGGAAAAGGATCACATGATGTTGTGACAAATGAAGATACTTTGTTAATTTTGCAAGATTATCAACATGTTGAAATAGCATTAAAATTAGTAAACGATACTATTCAAGTAAAATCATTAGGATATGGAGAGGATGTAAGCATTAACCCTACTACAAAAGAAATAACGGTTAATGTAACAAATTTATTAGAAGATGATGAGTAATTAATTAAAGGAGGTTGAGAGATGGAGTTAAAATTAACAGATAAAGAGGCAAATGATTTATTATTTTTAAGTAAAGAAATATTGGAACGATACAATATAAAATTAGAAGAAAACTGCAAAGGCGAAATAAATATTACTTCTCCAAAAGTACCTACAAAATTTATTTTAAATTATTTTATAAGACCAGGGAAAGCTACTTTGAATTTTAGAGAAACTCAATATAATACATGTTTGTTAAGGATCAATTTAAATGATGGTTTTCACAAAAATTCAAACAACGATATAGTCAGAGGAAATAGAATTAATATTTTTTCTGAAAAAGAATATAAAAATAAAAATGACTTATCAACACATATGGTAGCCTACCCATTACCTTATAAAATTTTTGAAGATAGTTCAGATTTCGTAAAACAATTATTCTCCGTTTTACGATATACTAATACTAATCATAATGATAAAATTTATATCGAAACTAAATTTCAATTAGGGTGGTGATACTATGAATGACAATGAAATTAAATCTATTAGCGAAGATTACTTTAACTATTTAAAAAAAGAATCTAAATTCGTACCTTTAGAAAATGAAAGTATTGAATTCTATTCACCAATTGTAGATTATTTTGGTGATTCGATTTCAGTTAACATCTCTAATAACATTGATAATTATCTATTGACAGATTATGGTGAGACATTATGGAATTTGGAGCAATTAGGCATAGATTTAACTAGTCATAAAAAACAAAAAAAGTATCAGTTCCTTAAAAATATAATCGAAAGTAACAATTTAGTTCTGGAAAATAAAAAAATACAACAATATATTGACAGAAAAAAACTACCTCAAGCCATACATGATTATGTTTTAGCTATTTCGGAGATAAGCAATTTAGCTATTTTAAAGAAAGATAATATAAAATCTCTATTCAGAGATGAAGTGATACAATATTTTTTAAAAAATCGTGAGACTTATCCAAACGTCTTCATTGAGTTTAAAGTTGAAGGTAAATCAAAGCTCACTCATAACTTTGAGGCAGTTTTTCCAGGTAAAACCACAGAATATGTAAAAACCATTAAACAGATTAATAAAAATAGTGCAAAAAATCTCCTTTTCGATTGGGAAGATGTTGAAGAATATAGAAGTAAAATGTACGATTCTAATGCAAGATTAAACATTATTACGGAAAATGAAGATGAAATAAGTGATTCAGTAGCAACTATGCTATCACGGTATAATGTTGAAGTATTACCGTTTGACGATAAAAGAAAAATAAAAAGAAAATTTAGCAATCTTTAATTTCAGGGTAGCTCGCCTACCCTACTACAAATTCACTTATAGTAATATTAATACTATTACCGCACCAATGAGTAACCACTCTCAAAGGTGTGTTCAATCCAATCAAACGCATGCGGGCAAGTAGAAAGGATTGATTTACAATGATTAAGAAATATAAAAAGAAAGACGGCTCAACGGCGTATATGTTTGTTGCATATCTCGGTGTTGATCCAATTACTCGTAAGCAGAAGCGAACAACAAGACGTGGCTTTAAAACTGAAAGAGAGGCCAAAATTGCAGAAGCTAAGCTGCAAACAGAAATACAAAGTAAGGGATTTCTAAATACTGATATCACGACTTTTAAGCAAGTATATGAGTTATGGATAGAGCAATATAAATGCACCGTTAGAGAAAGTACATTTGTTAGAGTTAGTAATATGTTTAAAATAAAAATACTTAAAGAATTTGATAATATGCCTATTCAAAGTATCACTACACCTTATTGTCAAAAAGTTATAAACTACTGGATAGAAAATTATAAGGATTTTAGAAATATTAAGGTATACGCTGCGAATGTATTTGAATATGCTGTTATGTTAAAAATAATACATGAGAATCCATTTAAATATACTAAATTACCGAAAAGAACAAGAAATAAAAGCAATGAGCATTTAACCTATTATTCTAGTGATGAATTAAAACAATTTCTAGAACTTATTAAAGACGATTTAATGTATTATGCTATGTTTCGACTTTTAGGATTTACTGGTATGCGTAGAGGGGAATTAATGGCTTTAACTTGGGAAGATATAAACTTTAAAAATAAAACAATCAGTATAGATAAAACTGTTACTATTGGACTTAACAGTAAAGAGATTATACAACCTCCTAAAACTCATTCATCTATAAGAGTTATAAGCATTGATGATCGTACGCTTTCAATATTAAAAAATTGGCGTGTAGAACAACGTAAACTTTGTTTAATGCATGGACATAACACAAGTAATAAATCACAATGCTTATTTACAAATTTACGAACAAATAAACGTCTACAAGTGCAGCACCCCAATAAAGCAATGGATAAAATATGTAAAAAATATAACTTTAAAAAAATTAAAATTCATGGTTTTAGACATACTCATTGTTCATTACTATTTGAAGCGGGCTTATCTATTCAAGAAGTGCAAGATAGACTCGGACATGGTGATATTAATACAACAATGGATGTTTATGCTCATATTACCGAAAAACAACGTGAAAAAGTTGCTGAGAAGTTTGCTAATTATATTAGTTTTTAACAATAACGTATTCAAAACGTATTCAATTTATAATTACTAAAAAAACAACAAGCTAGAAATCGCATAGTTACAACGTTTCTAGCTTGTTTTTACAAGTTATTTATATTCCGGCACAATGACTCTCCAACCATGTTTATCTTCTAATTTACCACTTTGGATACCAGTGTATGT